CCGAAGATATTACATTCAATCGTGACCAGATACACGTAACGACTATTGATATTGAAGTACAATCAGACGAAGGGTTCCCTGAACCTGACAAGGCAAACTATCCTGTCATCTCTATCTGTACTAAATCCTCTAAGGAAAGTTTCTATCGTGTATGGGGTCTTGGTGACTATACTCCGGATGAGAATACTGTTTATGTAAAGTGTGAGAGCGAACTTCAACTGATGGACACTTTCCTGAAGTACTGGAATGGTCACGGTATGCCCGATGTTGTTACAGGTTGGAATATAAAGGGTTTTGATATCCCATATCTTGTAAATAGAACGAGAAAGGTATTAGGGGAGGAATCAGTAAAAAAGTGGTCTATATGGGGTCTCGTTTCCTCGAGGACTGTGCGAGGTAAAATGGGCATGAAAGACGTAGATACCTATGACCTTGCTGGTGTAGCACAACTTGATTACTATGACTTGTTCCGTAAATTTACCTTAAACACTATTGGTATGCAAGAAAGTTATCGTCTTGATCATATTGCTAATGTTGTACTCGGAGAGAACAAACTCTCATATGAGGAGCATGGTAACTTACATACACTCTATAAGAATGACCACCAAAAGTTTATTGACTATAATATCAAGGACGTTGAACTCGTTGATAAGTTAGAACAGAAACTTGGATTGATTACTCTTGCCATGACAATGGCATATCGTGGTGGTGTAAACTATGAGGATGTACTTGGTACGGTTGCTATATGGGACAGTATCATATACCGTTTACTTAACTCTCAAAAGATTGCGGTTCCCTACAAGGAAGAGAAACCTAAGAGTGTGATTGTTGGGGGATATGTAAAAGAACCTAAGATTGGTTTACATAACTGGGTTACTTCCTTTGACCTTAACTCTCTCTATCCTATGATTATCGTACAATATAATATGTCACCCGAAACCGTTATTAATGGTTTGGTTGATACAGATGTAGAACGTATGCTAAGAAAGAATACACCGACTGACCCTAACTATGCTCTTGCCCCAAGCGGAGTTCGTTTCTCTCGTGAGAAGGAAGGTGTCATCCCAAGTATCATTAGACAGTATTATGCCGAGCGTAAACTCATCAAGAGAGAAATGCTTGAAGCACAACAGGAGTATGAAAAGACTCCTACCAAGGCACTAGCGAACAAGATAGCGACACTCGACAATAGTCAAATGAGTATCAAAATTCTTATGAACAGTTTGTATGGTGCGTTGGGTAATAGATGGTTCCGTTACTTTGACCAAAGGGTTGCGGAGTCCATCACACTTGCGGGTCAGTTGTCAATTAAATGGGCAGAACGTGCGGTCAACTTTGAAATGAACAGTCTACTTAAGACTGATGAAAAAGACTACGTTATTGCCATTGACACTGACTCGCTCTATATTAATATGGAAGACCTTGTAACTCAGTTCTCTCCTAAAGACCCTGTTAAGTTTCTTGATAAGATATGCAGTGAACACTTTGAGAAAGTATTGGTCAAGTCTTACAAAGACCTCGCTCATTATACTAACGCATTTAAGAACAGAATGGAGATGGGTCGTGAGGTAATCGCAGACCGTGCTATCTGGTGCGCCAAGAAAAGATATATTCTAAACGTACATAACAACGAAGGTGTTCAGTATGCCGAACCTAAACTTAAAGTTATGGGTATCGAGGCAGTTAAGTCCTCTACTCCTATGGTCGTTCGTGACAAGATGAAAGAGATGTTTCATATTCTTGTGAAGGGTACTGAAGATGAGGTTCAGAAGTTTATCCGAACATTCCGTAACGAGTTCAATCAACTACCTCCCGAGGATATCTCGTTCCCTCGTGGATGTCGTAATGTAAAGAAGTGGAGTGACCGTAAAAGTATTTATATGAAGTCTACTCCAATACATGTTAGGGGTGCGCTACTCTATAATCATCACACTAAGGGTATGCCCCGATATGAAAAGATTAATGATGGCGAGAAGATTAAGTTCTGTTATCTCAAGACACCTAACCCTATCAAGGAGAATGTAATCTCTTATCCCCTTAACTTCCCTCGCGAACTTGCTCTGGGTAAATATATTGATTACGATAAAATGTTTGAGAAAACTTTTCTTCATCCCCTTGAACCTATCATGGATGCGGTAGGTTGGAGCGCTGAACCTCAAGCACAATTAGATGCTTTTTTCGCTTGACTTATGCGTTAAAATATAGTACAATTGTATTATGAATTATTCACTAACCATATTTAAGAATACGTTTGATAACAAGACTCACCGTGTCCAAAACTTTGACGCATGGGCAGACTTCGAGTCACTCTTGTATTCCCTATACAACAAGAAAGGAATCAAAGGTGGAAAAGAATCTAGTCCGCTTATCTCCCCTTCATTATATGAAGAGGGTACTACAAGGAGTAATCGTAATGTTCATTCTTGGGGTGGTTTTTGTATGTTGGATGTTGATGATTTTCATCTTCCTTCTACTGATAACAATAGCGAACCTGTTACCCGACTAAAAGAAGAACTCTATAAAATGTTTGGAGCATATCAATATATCTGTTACAATACTGCATCGTCCCGTCCCGAACAACCAAAGTTTCGTTTGGTGTTCCCTGTCACTCGTAGGGTTGAATTGAAAGACCTACCACACTTCTGGTTTTCAATGAACAAACAGTTCGGCGAGTTAGGTGATGAACAGACCAAGGATGTATCGCGTATGTATTATGTCCCTGCTCAGTATCCGGATGCCTTGAGTTTTATATTCAGTAACGAGGGTATTCATATTGACCCTGATATGTTAATGAACAAACATTCTTATGTAGAGAAACAAGGTAAGACTTTCCTTGAAAGACTTCCTCCTGCGTTACAGAAGGCAGTAATAGAGCATCGTAAAAATGCCCTAAGTAACACCGATGTATCTTGGTCTTCATATCGTGATTGCCCTTTCTTCCCTAAGAGACTTGAACTTGAGTATCGTGCGATATCTGGTACAGGTTGGTATTATAAGATGTATCAGATTATGATTGCTACAGCAGGTAATGCTGTGAAGAGAGGGTATCCTATATCCGCAAAACAGATTGCTGATATGTGTCAAGAACTCGATAATGAAACAGGTCAATGGTATGGTAATCGTCCTCTCGAGAAAGAGGCGGACGGTGCATTAGAATATATTTACAGGAACGGATAGTGATGAGAATATTAGTTACAGGTGGTGCAGGTTTTATAGGGTCGCATTTAATTGCTGACCTACAGAATGATGGTTTCCTTACGATGGGTTTGGACAACTATAACGATTTGTTATATGACCCTTCAATGAAAGAAGACCGAGTTGCCTTTATGGATATCGGTGTTCAGAGAGTTGACATGACACACTTCCCATCACTTGATGATGCGTTTAGTATTGTCAAACCAAATATAGTAATCCACCTTGGAGCGCTCGCAGGAGTTCGTGACTCCTTTGGTAAGGAACGTGATTACATAAAGAATAATATTGACGCAACACAGAACCTAATTGATTGTTGTAAAATGTATAATGTCTCTAGAGTTTTATATGCCTCGTCGTCGTCTGTCTATGCAGGTTCTCCCCTTCCTTTCAGAGAAGACCGCGTGACAGGCGACCAACTTAATCCGTATGCATATACAAAGAGATGTAACGAAATGATGTTTAAGTCCTCTGGTCTTGATACAGTCGGAATGCGTTTCTTTACAGTCTATGGTGATTGGGGTAGACCTGATATGGCACTCATGAGTTTCACTCACAATATTGCTAAAGGAATACCTATCAAGGCATATAACAATGGAGAAATGAAAAGAGACTTCACACACATATCAGATATTATCTCAGGTATTAAAACCATTCTGTTCAACGAAACTCCAGAAGGTGAGATATATAATATCGGCAGGGGAAAGTCAGTTAAACTACTTGACTTTATTGAATGTATCGGTGACAATATGGGACGCAAACCCATCATTGACCTTGTCCCGAAACACCCTGCCGATATCCTTGACACTCACAGCGATATAACTAAACTTAAGAAACTAGGGTATAAACCTCTGGTAGATATGGAACAGGGTGTCGATGCCTTTGTTCGATGGTTCAAAGAATACTATTACGTGGATTGGATATAATATGATAAAAATAGGTATAGTCGGATATGGGTTTGTGGGTCAAGCAATTGACTACGCATTCACATCTACTGCAGTAGAGAAGTTTTATGTTGACCCTAAGTTAGGTACGACGATGGAAGACTTGATTGAGTTTGACCCACAGTATACATTCGTATGTGTGCCAACTCCTATGAGAGATGATGGTACAGTTGAGGATGGATTAGTAAGAGACGCAGTAGAGGATTTGATAAAGCATACTAATAGTGTTGTTATTATCAAATCAACAATCACTCCGGATTCAGTATCATCTATGGAACAAGACCGAGTCGTTTACAATCCAGAGTTTCTGACTGAAAAGAATGCGAAGGCAGACCTAGTGATGGCAGACTATCATATCATAGGTGGTGACTTATGGTTATGTGAAAGGGTTGCAGATATCTACCGTCAGTATAGTATGTGTATGACTAACGACTTTTACTTTATGAGTGCAACTGATGCCTCGTTTGTAAAGTATGCGTCTAACTCTTTCCTTGCTATGAAAGTAACATTCTTTAATCAACTACATGATAGTGTAACTAAGTTTGGAAGTAACTGGTCATTAGTTTCCAGTGCGCTTGCAAGAGATAAAAGAATAGGTAGAAGTCATACTGTAGTTCCAGGATATGATAATAAGCGAGGATATGGTGGGGCATGTTTCCCTAAAGATACACTCGCCTTTATTAAATTTGATAATGACTTGACTTTATTGGAAAAATGTATTATAATAAACAATGAATATCGTAATCAATACGAGTTAGATGACAGGGAGAAAATTAACAATGTCAATTATGAATAAACTAAAGAAGAACTCAAAGATAAAAACTACAGCAGTTTTAGCGGAGAGTAAGTTCTTCACAGAAAAAGATATGGTGTCAACTGACGTGCCAATGGTAAACGTTGCGTTGACTGGAAGTATTGACGGTGGTGTCGTCGCAGGACTAACAGTTCTCGCGGGTCCAAGTAAGCACTTCAAGACCTCGTTCGCCCTCCTTATGGCAGGTGCATATTTACGAGAGAAAGAAGACGCAGTACTGTTATTCTATGATAGTGAGTTTGGTTCACCCCAGTCTTACTTTGAACAGTTTGGCATAGACACATCACGAGTGCTGCACACTCCCATTGCCAATGTAGAGGAACTCAAGTTTGACCTAATAGGACAATTAGAAGAACTTGAGAGAACTGATAACGTGATTATCGTTATCGACTCTATCGGCAACTTAGCATCCAAGAAAGAACTTGAAGATGCTAAGAATGAGAAGAGTGTTGCAGATATGTCCCGTGCTAAAGCATTGAAAGGTCTTTTCAGAATGGTAACTCCATATCTGACTATGAAGAACATTCCTTTGCTTGCCGTCAACCACACTTATAAAGAGATTGGTCTCTTTCCTAAAGACATCGTTGGTGGTGGTACAGGTATCTATTACAGTTCCGATAACATCTGGATACTTGGTCGTAGACAAGATAAACAGGGTACAGAAATTAAAGGATATCACTTTATTATTAATGTAGAGAAGTCAAGGTATGTCAAAGAGAAATCTAAGATACCTATCTCGGTCTCATGGGATGGTGGCGTTCAGAAATATTCTGGTCTACTTGATGTTGCCCTTGTTGGTGGATACGTTACGAAACCAAGTAATGGTTGGTATCAACGTGCTGGAGAAGACAAGAAGGTAAGACTTGCGGGTACACTGGAGAAAGAGTTCTGGGATCCAATCTTTGAGAACACTGACTTTGCTGAGTTTATCAAGGCACAATATTCTATGGGTCTTGCACAGAAGGTTGATATGGAGGAGATTGTAAATGCAGAAATCGACTGATATCTTAGAAACACTTTCTGAAAAAGTTCACTATGATATAATTCCTGCTGCAAGTAAAGACGGATGGAATGTTCGTCTACTTGAAAGGTATCCGGAGACGGTAATATCTTATGGTAACATAGAGTTCCTTGGTAAGGATAAGAATGACAAGGAGGGTAAACTTGCGTTCAACTTTATTATTGTTTCTACCCCTGACCCAGATTTATCAATAAATGACTTGACTTTACAACGATATTGCGGTAGAATACTCTCAGCAATACTAGACACTGCAGTATCTGATGGGTCTATGGTTGCTCATGATAAAAATACTAATGAAGTATTAATGAATAATAAAATGAGAAAAGGATTGGAACAGGAATGAATATTAACTTAGAACAAACGATACTACGCAACCTCTTAACTAATGAACCTTTTACAAGAAAGGTTTTACCTTTTGTGGCACCTGAATATTTTGATGGTGTATATAAAGGTTTGTTTAAAGAGGTCGCGTCGTTTGTTGCTAAGTATAATAAACTCCCTACGCTAGAAGCATTCAAGATTGAACTCGAAGAGAACAACACTCTTTCAGATGAACAGTTTCGTACTGCGGTTGAACTCCTTCCTAACATCTTCACGCCGGAGCAGGAAAACCTTGATTGGTTAGTTGAACGCACTGAGAAGTGGTGTCAAGACCGAGCAGTATTCAATGCCGTTATGGAAAGTATTTCTATTATCGATGGTAAACATGCTACACTACAGAAGAATGGTATTCCTGACATACTGAGTAAAGCACTTGGTGTTTCCTTTGATACTAATATCGGTCATGATTACTTACAAGATGTAGAAGAACGATATGCCTTCTACCATGAGCAAGAAGAGAGAGTTCCTTTTGACCTAAACCTCTTTAACAAGATTACTAAAGGTGGTCTCCCGAACAAGACACTGAATATATGTCTTGCGGGTACAGGGGTTGGTAAGTCCTTGTTCATGTGTCATCAAGCAGCAGCGGCATTATCTCAAGGTCGTAACGTACTATATATTACTATGGAAATGGCAGAAGAACGTATTGCTGAACGTATCGATGCTAACTTACTAAACATTCCAATTGATCAACTAGAACATCTTTCTAAAGATATGTTTACTAACAAGGTATCTCAACTTAGAAGTAAGACCGAAGGTAAACTTATCATTAAGGAGTATCCTACAGGTCAAGCACATACCTCTCACTTCCGCGCATTGTTGAATGAGATGAAACTCAAGAAGAACTTTGTACCTGAGATTATCTTTATTGATTACCTGAACATATGTGCCTCGTCTCGTATGAAAGGTATGGGTGGTTCAATCAACTCTTATACTTACATCAAGAGTATTGCCGAAGAACTAAGAGGACTTGCGGTTGAGTTTAATGTCCCTATTATGTCTGCGACTCAAACGACCCGTAGTGGTTTTAGTAATGATGACTTGGGTCTTGAAGATACTTCTGAATCGTTTGGACTTCCTGCCACTGCAGACCTGATGTTCGCATTGATATCTAATGATGAACTTGCGTCTATGGGTAAAGTGATGGTAAAACAACTAAAGAACCGATACAATGACCCTACTGCATATCAGAGATTTACATTGAAGATTGAACGTGCTAAAATGAGACTGAGTGATGATGATG